GAGCGTGATCGCGCCCTGCCAGATCAACAAGCAGCTCAAGCGGGTAATGCCGTGCATCATCGAAATGCGCAACATGCCGCACCAGCAGCAGGATCAGGTGATCGAGTTCGTCACGCGCAGGTTGCCGCGATTTTCGCGCGCGGCGATCGATGCGCGCGGCAACGGCAACGCGGTGGCCGAGTTTGCGGCGCAGAAATTCGGCTGGAATCGCGTCGAGCTGGTCATGCTCAGCGAGACCTGGTACCGCGAGCAAATGCCGCCGCTCAAGCACGCGTTCGAAGATGATTCGATCCGGGTGCCGCGAGATTCCAGCACGCTGGCCGATCTGCGCGCGATCAAGATGGT